CTCTGTAGTGTGCCGACCCTGCAAGAAAAAGATATCAGGAATTGAGAATAGTAGAAAGAGCGAAAGCACCTCGATTTTCATGACCCCATCGGTGCCTTTCGCCAGAAAGGCGGAAAATAGATATGAGAGAGCTGAAGGCAATTCAGACGGAATATAAAGGGTACCTCTTCCGGTCCAGGCTTGAAGCAAGATGGGCAGTGTTCTTTGATGCATGCGGGGTCGCTTGGGAGTATGAGCCGGAAGGTTATGACCTGGGCGGAGGCCTTTACTATCTGCCTGATTTTCTGCTTCACGGTGTTGTCGGCAGGGATGCCGGAGATCTGTTTGTTGAAGTAAAAGGTCAGATGACAGAAATTGACGCGTTGAAGATCAGACGTTTTGTAGAACTCGGAATGCCCGATGACGGGACTATCGGCAAATCCCGCACGGCTACCCTTATTGTTGGAAATATCCCGTGTGGGGAGACGATGCGAGAGATCGAAGAGTTTGTCGAGGATGAGGCATATGCTGTCACCGGACACAACTGGCCTACCAAGTTTAACTTCGAAACGATCGACGGCGACTACTTTGCAGCGCATCCCGGGATTAATCATCAGGGGAAATTCGAACTCTTCGGTGATGATTCTTCCTATCTGTGTGAGATGAATAAGCGTGCAACAGAGAGAGCATATCGAATTGCGCGGCAGGCAAGATTTGAACACGGAGAGATGCCGATGATAGGGAGGTTCAGATAATGCGGGATTTAGCGATTGCCTACGGAAATAACCGTCAGGCGAAGAAATGGGTAAACAAGACGATCAAATATACGGATCTGAAGGAAAGACTGAAGGTCACGATTCGAACCACCGAGTCGGCTGAGGAATACGCAAAGATGAGTAAGGCACAGAGGGATGCCGCGAAGGATCATGGCGGTTTTGTCGCGGGCACCCTCGCCGGGGGCCGGAGGAAGGTCGATACGGTGGAGTCTCGCTCCATGATCGCTCTCGACGGAGACCGAATCGATACAGCCTTCCTGGAGAATTATGAAGCGAATGCGCCGTACAGCTCCTGTCTTTATACGACGCATAGCAGCACACCGGAGAATCCGAGAGTCAGACTGATCTTTCCGCTTACACGGGATATCACGGCAGAAGAGTTTGTCGCGGTGTCCCGGTACCTTGCACAAATGCTTGGTATCGATTATTTCGATGAATGCTCATACCAGCCCAACCAGCTGATGTACTGGCCGTCCTCACCGCAGAACGGTGTATTTGTGTTTAAGGAAGTGGAGAAAAGCTGGCTTGATCCGGATGATATTTTATCTGCGCATCCAGAATGGACGGATCCGACCAGACTGCCGACATCATCCCGGGAGAGCAAGGCAAACCAGATCACGCAGCAGAAGGTCCAGGACCCGCTGACGAAAGAGGGCACAGTCGGTCTCTTCAACAGGGTCTTCTTCCCGATCACCCACGCTATTGATTCGTTTCTCTCCGATGTATATGAGCCGACAGATAAGGAGAACCGTTATCACTTGATTGCTGCCAGTAGCATGGCCGGTGTCGAGATCAAGGATGACAAGTTCGTGTACAGCCATCATGCGAAGGACCCGGCTTACCTTAAGCTCTGTAACGCTTTTGATATCGTCCGGATTCATAAATATGGCGATCTGGATGAGAAGGCGTCCTTTAAAGCCATGTGCGAGTTTGCCATGCAGCAGGATGAGGTCAAAGTGCAGGCGGCCAATGAACGTCTGGCCGAGGCGGAAGCGGACTTTGCTGCCGGCGACGATGACTGGAAGAAGAGACTCAAATATCAGCCCAGGACCAGCCTGTTGGAGAACAGCGTTTATAACCTAAATCTGATCCTGGCCAATGATCCTGATTTCGCAGGCTTTGCCTATAACGAGATGGCAAACCGTATTCAGGTGACAGGCCATCTTCCCTGGGAGCGGCCGGAGGGTAACATGTTCTGGCGGGATGCGGACACCGCGCAGCTCAAGTCCATCATTGATATTCGGTACCTGCCGTTTTCGAGCAGAAACCATGATGTTGCATTTACTAAGATTGCCGACGATCGGCATTTCCATCCTGTGCGGGATTACTTAAATAGTCTGCCGGTCTGGGACGGTGTAAAGCGCGTGGAAGATCTCTTCATCAAATATCTGAAAGCTGATGATACCGAGTACGTCCGGACGGTCACCAGGAAGACTTTTGCAGCGGCGGTCGCCAGGATCTACGTTCCCGGCATTAAGTTCGATTGTGTTCCGGTCTTGGACGGTGATCAGGGTATCGGTAAGAGCACGATTGTGAAAGATCTTGTCACACCGGATTATTACTCGGAGACGCTGTCCCTCACCGATATGGATGACAAGTCTGGCGCTGAAAAATTGCAAGGTTTTTGGATCGTGGAGATCGGCGAGCTGGCCGGAATGAAAAAGGCGGACATCGAAAAGGTGAAGGCGTTCCTTTCCACATCCGATGACAAGTACCGTCCCTCATATGGCAAGGTGGTCGAAAGCCATCCGCGTCAGTGCATCATCATCGCTACGGTCAACGGTGAGAGAGGATATCTGCGTGATATCACCGGTAACCGTCGTTTCTGGATCATCAAGGTCCATCAGAAGAAGCAAAAGAAAAGCTGGAACTTTGACGAATACTTCCGGCAGCAGTTCTGGGCTGAGGCCAAGGAGATCTGGAATGCCGGTGAGAAACTGTACCTGGAAGGTGATGTGCTCGCTGAAGCTGAAGAAGCGCAGCGCGGTGCAATGGAAGCAGATGAGCGCGTTGGGATGATCGAGGAGTACTTAAACCGCGAGCTTCCTGATGACTGGGATACCATGGATCTCTTTGCTAGACGGAACTTCCTGACCGGTACGGAGTTTGGTACGCCTGAGCATGCAGGAAGCCATGTGCGCATGGAAGTCAGCAATGCAGAGATCTGGTGCGAGTGTTTCGGGAAGAGCCTACAGGAGCTCAAACCTTCTGATAGTTACGGGATTGCGGCAATGATGGCGCAGGTCCCTGGTTGGGAACGCACAACATCCATCAGGCGGCAGCCGATCTATGGCAGGCAGCGACTATACCAGAGAACGAAATAGGTGCGACACACACAACACAACTATTTCCCTTATATTTGAAACGCTTTTTTTAAGGGCCAGTAAGGAAAACCTGTGAGCGCACGCGCGTAAAGAAATATAAGGGAGTAGTTGTGATTTTGTGTTCTTGTGTCAGATTGGAGTAATTCATGAATGAGAAGTTTATTGAACAGAAACTGGTGGAGGCAGTGAAAAAGGCAGGCGGTCTTGCACCAAAGTTTGTGAGTCCTGGGCTTAATGGTGTGCCCGATCGTATCGTCCTTCTTCCTGATGGACGTATCGGTTTTGTTGAGCTTAAAAGCCCTGGGAAACGCATGCGGCCTCTGCAATTGAGAAGAAAAAAGCAACTGGAGCGCCTCGGCTTTCGTGTATTTTGTATTGACGAGGTCAGCCAGATTGGAGGTGTCATTGATGAGATACGAAGCTCATGACTATCAAAAGTATGCGACGGACTTTATACTGACGCACCCGATTGCAGCTGTCTTCTTGGAGATGGGTCTTGGGAAAAGCGTGATCACCCTGACAGCGCTATTCGACCTGATCCTGGATCAGTTTCTTATTCGAAAAGTGCTGGTAATCGCACCGCTGCGAGTGGCGCGCGATACTTGGCCTTCGGAAATAAAGAAGTGGGATCATCTCCAGGGACTTACCTATTCGGTTGCGGTCGGGTCAGAAGCTGAGCGCAGAGCAGCCCTGGCAAGGACAGCTGACGTTTTCATCATTAACAGGGAAAACGTCGACTGGTTGATCACAAAGAGTAAGATCCCGTTTGATTTTGACATGATCGTCATCGACGAGTTATCCAGCTTCAAATCCTATCAGGCAAAACGGTTTAAAAGTCTGCTGAAGGCAAGACCGGTTGTAAAAAGGATCGTCGGCCTTACCGGAACACCGAGCAGCAACGGGCTCATGGATTTGTGGGCTGAGTTTCGGGTCCTGGATCTTGGGCAGAGGCTCGGCAGATACATCACGCATTACCGGAATACTTTCTTTCGGCCGGATAAGCGGAATGGTGAAGTGATCTATTCGTACAAACCGCTTCCTGGTGCTGAAGATGAGATCTATAAGCGGATCAGCGACATCACGATCTCGATGAAGTCCTGCGATTATCTGACGCTGCCGGAATGTGTGATCAATGAAGTGCCGGTTGTCATGGATGAAAAGGAAATGGCGGTCTATGACGGCTTCCGGGAAGATATGGTCGCTAAGATCAAAGACCAGGAGATTGATGCATCCAATGCTGCGGTTTTGTCCGGCAAGCTCCTGCAGATGGCCAACGGTGCAGTCTACGACGAAGAGAAAAACAGACTTCCCGTCCATAACAAAAAGCTGGATGCCTTGGAGGATCTTCTGGAAGGTGCGAACGGAAAACCGGTGCTGATTGCTTACTGGTACCAGCACGATGCGGACCGGATCAAGGCGCGTTTTGACGTCCGGGAGATCAAGACAAGTAAAGATATTGAAGATTGGAATGCGGGAAAGATTCCTGCGGCAATCATCCATCCGGCATCTGCCGGCCACGGCCTCAACCTGCAGACCGGCGGGTCCACACTGATTTGGTTTGGCCTAACCTGGAGTCTTGAGCTTTATCAGCAGACGAACGCAAGACTCCACCGCCAGGGCCAGAAGGATACGGTTGTGATCCATCACATTATTGCGAAGGGCACGATTGACGAGGACGTTATGAAAGCCCTCCGTAGGAAAGAGAAAACTCAGGATGCTTTGATCGATGCGGTGAAAGCAAACCTGAAGAGAAAGCATTGATGGACCCTTATGAGGATCTTGCTAATGCGATTATCCTGCAGGCCGTGAAGGATTATCGTCTGGCGAGAAAGAAACGGAAATATCATCCAAAGAACAAAGAAGCAAAGCTCATGATAGAGGATTGTGAGAGATTCTTTCGTTCCGATTGGTTTACAGCGCTGACCAAGGTTGATGGCGCGGCGCTTCTTAGAAAACTTGAGGAGGAAGAAATCTCATGACAGCAAAAGAGTATTTACGCCAGGCATACCGCCTGGATCAGAAGATCAATAGTGACCTGGAGGAAGTGGCAGCGCTCAGAGAGATGGCAAGCTCCGTCTCCTCCCCACAGCTTAGTGAACGGGTACAGACGTCCAGAAAAGGAGATGCACCGTTTGTCAGATGCCTGGAGAAGATCATGGCATTGGAGGATAAGATCAATAAAGAGATCGACCTGCTTGTGGAACTGAAGAAGGAAATCCGAATGGTGATTACAACAGTAGAGGATACGGATGAGCGCATGGTTTTAAAGTACCGCTACGTGCACAACTATACATGGGAGCAGATTGGGAACGAGCTGCATGCTGACGCCAGGACCGTCCGCCGCTGGCACGGGAAAGCGCTGCTGCATGTGGTACTGCCGGAAAGCCCCATCACAATATGAATTGCGCCTGAAATGTCCAGGTTTGTCCTAAGATGCCCAGGTGCCCATTATGATATAGTACAATCAGCATAGTGTAACTGAAGCACCAGCCTCGTGGGGATTCCCTGCGGGGCTTTTGTTATGCAGCGAAACGGAGGTGAGCTGATGCCCAGGATGCCAAGACGTGGGTGTGCTTACGGTACGTGCAGCCGGCTGGCCGTGGAGGGAAGCCAGTACTGCGAAGAGCATAAGAAACTGATGGACAAACGATACAACGATTACGAACGCAGTCCCGACATCGGTAAGAAGTACGGCAGGGCATGGAAGAGGATCAGAGACCGGTATGTCCGTGAGCATCCGCTGTGTGAGCGGTGTCTTGCGGAAGGAAGACTGACGCCGGTCGATGAGGTGCACCACATCGTACCGATCTCACAAGGCGGAACACATCAACAAGACAACTTGATGAGTTTATGTCAGTCATGCCATACGAAGATCCATATGGAGATTGGGGATCGTCAAATCAGAAGGTGACCCAGGAGGGGCGGGTCAAATCTCTACGTAGTGGCCCTCCGGGAAACGGCGCGGGGTCTTCTGTGCGAATTTTTGTATTCAAACGGGGTATTACCCCCCCTGCCATGTGGAAAGGAGGCGTGGGCATGGCGAAAGATGGTACCAACAGGGGCGGTCCCAGGCCGGGAACCGGACCGAAAAGAAAACCCCTGGCAGATAAAATCACAGACGGCACTGCCAAAGGAACATTGGTCATGCCGGATGACTTCCCGGAGCCGACAGATATCGAGGGTGAGGATATTCCTCCCGTCAGAGATTATTTGAAGGCAAAGCAAAAGAACGGCAGCGACTTATGTGCCGAGGAGATATTTCGAGAAACCTATCTGTGGCTCAGGAAGAGAGGCTGTGAATCGTTAGTAAACAACCAGCTGATCGAGCAGTATGCGATGAGCGTCGCCAGGTGGATTCAGTGTGAAGAGGCAATATCCGAGTTCGGGTATCTGGCCAAGCATCCGACCACCGGAAACGCGATCGCATCGCCTTACGTATCTATGAGCCGGGATTACAAAAAGCAGGTCAACGCGGACTGGTTCCAGATCTATCAGATTGTGAGAGAAAACTGTGCTGTGGAATTCGACGGTGCATCTCCCCAGGATGATGTGATGGAACGACTCCTACGTGCGCGCATGAGAAAGTGAGGAGCTAATGTTTGAAAAAGTGAACCCGGCCCATCCTGATAAGGTGGCCGATCGAATTGCAGGTGCCCTTGTGGACCTGGCCTATGAAAAAGAGCAAAATCCGAAGATTGCGGTCGAGATCCTAATTGGACACGGGATCTGCCATATCATTGCAGAGACTTCGGTCCATATCTCTCGCAAAGAAGTGGAAAGCATTGTTACTCGGATTGCGGGAAATCTGATCACGGATTACAGAGAGGTTCCACAGGATGTACATCTTTCCAAAAATCAGGAAGGAAAGATCCGCTGCGGGGACAACGGGATCTTCCGCGGTATTCCAGTGACGGAAGAACAGATGGAACTGTGTAAGATTGCTGCATTTATGTATAACACATATCCTTCGGACGGAAAGTATATTCTGGATCAGGCACGATTGATCATCTGCCAGAGCAATGCTGAAACAGCACATCTTCTGGAGGTATATCCGAACGCGGAAGTGAATCCGCTTGGCGATTGGACCGGTGGCACAGATGTGGATTCCGGTGCTACCAATCGAAAACTCGGAAGTGATATGGCAGATAGCGTGACCGGCGGCGGTCTTCACGGAAAGGATCTCTCCAAGGCTGATGTGAGCGTTAACATTTATGCCTGGTTGAAAGCTCAGGAAACCGGTGAGCCGGTAGAGCTCTGCTGCGCGATCGGCGATGAGACAGTCGATGAGATACCCTATGGAGATATCGTAGATATCGCAAGATCCTACATCCAATCAATCGGTGGTTTTGAGAAGTTCGCGGAATGGGGGTTGGTGCGATGATTACGACAAAAGAAATGCAGCTGGTTCCTATTGAAAAGCTGGTTCCCTATGTCAATAACGCCAGGACCCATTCACCGGAACAGATAAACAAGCTCAGGTCCTCCCTGCGAGAGTTTGGATTTATCAATCCTGTGATCATCGACCGTGACTATGGTGTAATCGCCGGCCACGGTCGTATTCTTGCGGCGAAAGAGGAACATATCAAAGAAGTCCCCTGTGTCTTTGCAGATCATCTGACCGAGGCACAGAAGAAAGCCTATATCCTTGCTGATAACCGGATGGCGATGGATGCCGGCTGGGATGAAGAATTGCTGCGGGTCGAGATTGAAGCCTTGCAGGCGGAGGCGTTTGACCTTTCCCTTACCGGATTTGATGAAAAGGAGCTGTCGGATCTCTTTAAAGATGATTCCGATGTAGAAGATGATGACTTCGATGTAGACGGGGAGCTTAAGGAGCCTGCCATCACAAAGATGGGTGATGTGTGGACCTTGGGCCGGCATCGCCTAGTCTGTGGGGATTCCACGAAGGAAGAAACCTATGATGTGCTGATGCAGGGACAGAAAGCAAATCTGGTCGTGACCGATCCACCGTACAACGTCAATTATGAAGGGACTGCCGGCAAGATCAAAAATGACAATATGGCAGACGAGAAGTTTTACCAGTTTCTGCTAGATGCTTTCGTAAACATGGAAAAGGTCATGGCAAACGATGCCTCGATCTATGTGTTCCATGCAGATACAGAAGGGCTGAACTTCAGGAAGGCATTCTCGGATGCAGGCTTTTATCTTTCCGGCTGCTGCATATGGATGAAACCAAGTTTAGTGCTGGGTCGTTCTCCATACCAGTGGCAGCATGAGCCTTGCCTGTATGGATGGAAGAAAAAGGGAAAGCATCAGTGGTACTCCGATCGGAAGCAGACGACGATCTGGTCTTTTGAGAAGACAAAGAAAAATACGGATCATCCGACAATGAAGCCGATTCCTCTTCTTGCCTATCCGATCAAGAACTCTTCCATGAGTAATACGCTGGTTCTTGATCCCTTTGGGGGTAGCGGCAGCACGCTGATTGCCTGCGAGCAGACGGACCGCAGCTGTTACACGATTGAGCTTGACGAGAAGTTTTGCGACGTGATCGTAAAACGATATATCGAGCAGGTTGGAACAGCCGATGAAGTGAGCGTTCTTCGGGATGGGCAGACCTATTCCTACACAGAACTTTGCGAATCGTCTGAAGAGTGAGCATTGTGAATGATAGACAGTTTCCGGGGAAGGTTTCTGGTGATTATTCTTCCCGGAGATGTCGATGATTCGCTTGCTATATCCGGGCTTCAGAGTGATCACCAATGAAATGGATTTTCACAGGTAGGAATGAAACTGTGGCCCTTATCCGCTATACTGAAAATACAGGGCAAGATCGACATACATCTGATTCTCAGAAATCGTGAGTGA